TTCGGCTTTTTAGCGTCGCCATTTCTTCTGATAGGCCTTCTTGCCGGTGCTATATGGATTGCGCTAAAAACGGGATGGTGGTGGGCAGAAAAGTTTGGCGACTTATCGGACAAATAGCGCAACGTAAACCATGTCCGACCGCATCTTGATCCGCTGCTGGGAACCAACGCAAAAAAGTGAATATGCTGCATTACCATGGCACACCCATTACACCACGCGCCCAACTTGAGCGCATGGTTGGCCGCATGTTCTGCGTGAGCTACGCGGCCCCGCAGGATTTGGCTGTGTGCCTGCGCATCGGACAGAGCGTGATGCTGGACAACGGTGCTTTCTCAGTGTTCACGCGCGGGCATAAATTCGACCGAGAAGGCTTCTATGCTTGGATAGAACCACACCTTGCGCACCCGCATTGGGCGGTTGTCCCTGATGAGATTGGCGGAAGTGTTGAACAGCAGCGCGCGATGGTGGCGACGTGGCCGCACCGCAAAGAGTACGGCGCACCAGTGTGGCATCTGGGCTTGCCGCTTGAATACCTGTTTGACCTGTGCAACGATTGGCCGCGCGTGTGTATTGGAAGTTCTGGTGAGTTCTGGCAGGTTGGATCGTCCACATGGAATGGACGCATGGACGAAACCTTTAACGCGCTTGTTCGCCAGTTTGGGCGAGTTCCTTGGTTGCATGGGCTTCGTATGCTGGGGCAGTCTTCCGGGCCGTGGCCGTTGGCAAGTGCCGACAGCACCAACGTAGCACGCAACTTCAAGGACGGTAACGTCTGTGCCGATTGCATGGCGCAGCGTATTGATTCCATCAACCCGCCGACTCTGTGGACAGAGCGGCCAATTCAAGAGTCTTTATGTTAACCATCGCAATCCTGATATACGCCATCGCCATGACGCTGGCAAACCTTTCCATCGCCACATGGGGGCCGTGGGTGAGTCCGATCAATGCCTTTGTGCTAATTGGGCTTGACCTAGCACTGCGCGACTGGCTTCATGTTCGCCTAAAGGCGTGGCAAATGGGTGTGCTGATCGCCTGCACTGGCCTGTTGACCTATGCGCTTAACCCGGCAGCAGGGATGATCGCTATTGCATCCAGCGTGTCATTCACAGTTGCTGCGATGGTGGACTGGATGACGTTCGCTAGGTTGCGTGGGTCTTGGCTGTACCGGGCCAATGGATCGAATGTGGCCGGTGCTGCTGTGGACTCGCTGATCTTCCCAACGCTGGCCTTCGGTGTACTGATGCCGCACATCGTTGCGATGCAGTTCGCGGCAAAGGTGGCAGGCGGCGCCTTGTGGTCTGCACTGCTATCGCGCACAGCGCAACGCTTTGCTATGCATAACGCAACATAAACCATGTCCGACCGAATCCTGATCCGCTGCTACGAGCCTATCCAAGCTCATCGGGCATTGACCACGCAAGTCTGGCCCCATGTCAAAAATTGGCTCATCGGAGGCCACCGCATGGTGATCGAAGTCAGGCCGGAAACAAGAAGCCTGGCCGAAAACGCTATGCTTCACGCGATGTTGACCTACATCAGCAAGAACCTGGAGTGGGCCGGTGCAAAGCGCGACATTGATACATGGAAACGCTTGATGGTTGCTGCATGGTGTCGCGCAAAAAATGAGCAGGTCGAGATATTACCAGCGGTTGACGGCCATGGTATTGACGTTGTATATCGCAAAACCAGCCAGCTAACGCGGGCCGAATGTGCTGATTTGATCACGTTTATCTACGCGTGGGGCGTGATGAATGATTTTCCAATACCCGACAAGTCGCAGATTGAATACGTCGATCAGGAAGGCCACTTTGATCTATCTGGCTGGCTAGGCTGGGCAAATTCCCGAATGTCGGGTGCCCTCGGGGTCAACCTATGGTCAAAACAAAAAGGAGAAATCCTGAAGTGAAAATGATGGAATTGGACAAAATTTACTGTGGTGACAACTGCGACTTGCTCGGACAACTTCCGAGAGAGTGCGTTGATTTGGTGGTGACAAGCCCGCCATACGATGACCTTCGCACATACGGTGGACATACATGGGATTTTTTTGGTGTTGCGTGGCAACTCAAGCGCGTGCTGAAGCCGGGTGGCGTGATTGTGTGGGTTGTGGCAGACGCGACGAAAGACGGAAGCGAAACCGGCACCAGCATGGAGCAGGCGCTGCACTTCAAGCGGCTGGGGCTGAATTTGCACGACACGATGGTTTACCAAAAGCTGAACTACCTGCCGCAGAACGCGCCAGACCGCTATGATCAAGCATGGGAATACGTTTTTGTTTTGACCGTCGGGCGGCCAAAAAGCGCAACGCTGCTGACCAAGAAAAACGCAAAAGCAGGTGTTTCGCTTTGGACTGGTGGCCGGATAAATGCAGACGGCGTGCTGCACGACAAGGTATTCCGTGAAATTGCGGAGGATGGATTACGGCACAACGTCTGGCCATACCCAACGGGCGGCGGCGTGCGAGACCATCCAGCAGTCTTTCCTCTGGCGCTGGCGGTTGATGTTGTGGCGACATGGAGCAACCCCGGCGACGTGGTGCTTGATCCGTTTTCCGGAAGCGGCACCACGGCAAAGGCAGCGAAGGAATTGGGACGCAGGTTTCTCGGGTTTGAAATCAACGAGGAATACTGCGCGATTGCAGAACGGCGGCTTGCTCAGCAGGTGTTGGAACTTGATCCAGCATGAAGAAACGTTACCCGTTTAATTGTTGAGCAAGAGACTGGAGAAATCCTGAAGTGAAAAAGTGCAAGGTTTGCGCGACATGAACAACAAACTGACCCCAAAACAACGTGCCCACATTCAGCGCGTTAAAGAGCTACCATGCAGCGTGTGCGATGCGCCTGGCCCAAGCGATGCACACCACATCGAACAAGGCTTGCAGTACACCGTGGTGGCGCTGTGCAAAGAATGTCACCAAGGCCCCGTAATGGGATGGCATGGGCAGAAACGGGCGTGGGCAATCCGCAAGATGGGTGAACTGGACGCGCTGAATGTCACCATTGAAAGGTTGGTAAATGCTTGAGGTAATCCTGCCTTGGCCGCCAAAGGGGCTAAGTCCAAACAACAGGCTATTTTGGCGCAAGAAAGCGCCCATTGCCAAAGCCTACAAACACACATGCTGGGCGCTTGCTCGTCAGGCCGGTATGGTTGCGCCTGATGCCCCAAAGATTGCGCTGTGGCTCACGTTTTACCCACCCGACAGGCGTGCCCGCGATGACGACAACCTGGTGGCCAGCTTCAAGGCAGGCCGAGACGGTCTGGCGCTGGCTTTGGGGATCGACGACAAGCGCTTCGTGACGTATCCCTTTGTGCATACCGATATTGGTGGATTTGTGAAAGTGCGGTTGTCTGAACTTCCATCTTTGAAGGAGATGGCTTAAATGTCTGGCAATGAAATCCGTACACGCATCAATTTGACAGATGCAGTTATGGATTGTCAGCCCCAGCACCCACCATGTTTTTTGAATCAGTACACATGGGTTGAGTACTTGAAATCTGCTGCCGCGTCGCAGAATCATGCTGGCGAACAAAAAGTGATTTTGGTGGTGTCTGGAAACCCACAGTTCAACATGAATTTTAATTTTTGCGAGGACTGCACATCAAAACTTCAAGATGATATGAAATCAACCAAAAGATGCGAACCAAACTACTTGCTTGAATTGAAGGAGAAAAAGTGAAGTTGCAAGGAACCATTGAATTGATCAGGTTGATCATCGCCAGCATCGGCCCGGCGACTGCGCGTGAAATCGAACAGCACCCAGACGTTGTCCGGGCCTGTAGATCAAGCAAAACCAAGGCCAGGCGGCATATCGAGCGATTGCTGCAGTTGGGTCATATCCATTGTGTCTATGGCACTCAGCCGAAGAAGTATTGGGTGGAAGCATGAGCTACAAAATAGAAAACATTAAAAATGATCGGGTGAAGGTTACGGTTCGTTATTGGGGGCCGCATCCTGGTTTCGACATCTATGCAAGACGAGAGCAAATTGATCAATATATCTATGGATGTGAATCCGAAAAATACTTTGACTCTCACTTGTTCCTGGCACACCTAGACTCGTTCAGGACGTGCGGCTATGTAAAGAAGTGTCCGTTGGACAATGTGCGTGTCGTTCGAGGGCCTGCGCCAGAACCAGAAATAAAGAATGAAGAAGACGAAGTGTTCAATGCTGAAAAGTTTGCACAAGACGAAATAATGAGAAAGAAGAAGCGCATGGAAAACATGGAAAGACGTCGGAGCATCGCTAAAATCTGTGTGGCCTATGAGTGATGTTGACTCCGACGCGATTGCTTGTGTAATTGGTGTATCGCCAATTTACCGGGGGTTCACATGGCACAAAGATCGCGCAGGAGTGCGATTCCAGCGGATAGCTGTCCGAGTTTCAAGCCTGCTTGGGTTGAAAAATCCATCTGGGTGCAGATTGAGGCCGACTACCGAGCGGGTGTCCGGTCGCTTCGAGACATTGCCAGCGAAGCCGGAATCACAGAAGGCGCAATTCGGAAGCGGGCGAAGCGAGATCAATGGCAGCGCGACCTAAAAGCTCGCATCAGTGCGCGGGCTGAAGAAAAAGTACGCACGCAGGCAGTACGCATTGCTGGTACGCAACTTACACCCGAGACGGAACAGCAGGTTGTTGAGGCAAACGCGGACGTTGAGTACGCAGTACGCATCAGTCATCGGGCTGGATTGCAGCGCCTGAAGGAGTTGAAGGATAAGCTGTTGGAGCAGGTCACTCATGAGAGCGCAACCCACAGAGAGGCTATTGATGACCTTCGTAAGCTGACAGAGATTGACGAAAAAATACGCAAAGGCGAGCGGGAGGCATTCAACATCGGAGACCCGGACAGCGAGAATGAACGCAAGCCAAAGCGCATCACACTGGACTTCATCGACGTGGAAGCGAAATGACACTGGACGATCCTATCGAGATCAGGGCATCGTTCCCGGCCAAGCTGCGTCCGCTATTCAACCCAAAGCGGTACAAGGTTATGTATGGCGGGCGTGGTGGCGCTAAATCTTGGGGCGTCGCTCGGGCGTTACTCTTGATGGCCGCTGACAATCCACTGCGCATACTGTGTGCGCGTGAAGTGCAAAAATCCATGAAGGATTCCGTTCACCGGCTTTTGAATGATCAGATTGCCGCATTGAATTTGTCGGATGAGTACGAGGTACTCGATACCGAGATTCGTGGGAAAAACGGCAGCCTTTTTCTTTTCGCTGGATTACAGACGCACACAGTGGATTCGCTCAAATCTTACGAGTCCATTGATATTTGCTGGTGCGAGGAAGCCCACGCTATCTCAAAAAAATCATGGGATACATTGATTCCTACCATCAGAAAAGCCGAATCCGAAATCTGGATCACGATGAATCCAGATATGGACACAGACGATACCTGGGCGCGCTTTATTGCAACGCCGAGTGAGGATACGTGGGTTCAAGAAATCAGTTGGAGAGATAACCCGTTTTTCCCGCAGGTGTTAGAACAAGAACGATTAAAAGCCGAACGAACCATGCTCAAAGAGGACTACGAGCATATTTGGGAAGGCAAGCCGCGCCGAGTGGCCGAGGGCGCTATCTACCGGCATGAGATTGAGGCACTGTTC